ACATGGGTGACATGGAAATGGGCATGGATGATTGTGGTGATGTAGATGTAGAAGAAGTTAAAAACTTTTTCACTGACAACCCATCACCTTCTGATGAAGAAATTGCACAGTACGCAGGCGAACGTGGAATTTAAATGGATCAATTGCGTCAAGAAGTTTATGCACTAATTCAATCACTATTGGATGTTGAAGGTGGTGAAGAAATGGGCATGGATGATGAAATGGCTGGCGTTGATGACATGGACGGCATGAGCAGCGATGAGGATATGTCCGCTGACGAAGAAGATATGGGTGCCGAAGAAGACAACCCAAAGACTAAGTTTGATTTTTCGTCTGGTGTTGACGACGACGAGTTTGAAATCAGATCTAAATTGAGATAAGACATGCTTTTAAATGAATTGCATGTTGATAATTTTCAGAGGGCTTTAGGGAAGTTATATGAAGAATGGAACCAGCATGTAGACCACTCACAATCAGACCGCTTTGTACCGAAGGAGTATGATGATATGGAAGGCGGTGCGTTTTGGATAAACGCTTATACTGATGATATCTTACAGGGACAATTGTCTCATGTGGAAATGATACGTCAAAATCCAAAGGTTTTTGGATTGACTGATGATGGTATGCCTTCGGGCGAATTAGAAGATTTTGGAATTAACGACCCAGAGTATGAAGCATGGATGAATAAGAATGACCCCAATACCAGCAAGATGAAGTACGGTGTTTTCATGGATGGTTGGATTCGTGGTTCGTATGAACAAGATGATTATTTTGAAGTAACAGGAATAAGTCCTGTTATAAAAAAGGCGGCAGGCAGGTTAATGGAAATTATAAATTCTATCAACCCAACAAAAGTAGTTGTAGAGATAATGGATGAAGGAACATATAAAAATACGTTCACTCTTCCAGAAGACATAGATAAACTAAAAGGACTTTTAGGTAAATGAAAGAATGTAATGGGTTTTCTGATTCATGTAAGGGAACAGTAGGACCTAAATTTGACAAACCTACAGACGCGCCTAATGGTGGTGCACCATGCGGAACAAGTCTTGTATCCGACAGGGACATTTCTGCCGGTTCAATAAAGTGTAGTGGATTTAGTTTACAAAATAATAATGCCAATGATTTTATTGAAGATGTCATTGAAGAAGCATTAAACATTGGCGGTGCAGACCTAAACATATATAAACTTTTGGGTGTTCACGAACAAGGAAAATTAATTGATTGTACTGGACGTGGTAATGCTATATCAAATGGCGACGCTGCAAACTTTCCATCTTCAAATGCTTTTGATAAATTTATAACAGAATGGCGTTCAATACAAAAGGGTGAAGGTGTAATTCCTTCGGCGTATATTGGATATGATTTTGGTAACATAAAGACCAATGATGATTCCAGACCTTCTTATGGTGTAGAAACCAGCATATTTAAACACATAGCAACCATTGCTATTAAACAAAGCTCCGATTCTAATAGAAGGGTTACGCGTGCACGCATAGAACGTTCCGATGACGGCAAGAAGTGGTACGGTGTATCTGTAGTAAACTTTCCTGATGATGATTGTCTTAACACTATCCAATTTAAACACTCTGTGCCATCAAGATATTGGCGCATACGCCCATTAGATTTTGCAGGCTCTGGAAATAATAACGCATGGGCTGTTGTAGCAATACAAATGTTCCACAACTATGTGGCTACTGAAATCAATAATATTCAAGATAAAGTATTGTTGGAAAATCGTGATAGGGATTATGCGGAAGAAGATATAACGATAAAGGGTTATTATGATTTACAAGATATACCAACAGAATTAACTGCGTTTGGTATAGAACTACCATCTCTGATTATGTATTTGACTGTAAGCTTTTCTGCCTGTGTTAAATCATTGGGTCGTCCATTGGTAATTGGTGACATAATGGAGATACCAAGCGAAGCACAATATTCAGCAGAGCTAAAGAAAATATTAAAGTGGATGGAAGTTACGGATGTGTCTTGGTCACCAGAAGGATACACACCTGGCTGGCGTCCTACGTTACTTCGTGTAATAGCACAGCCAGCATATGCATCACAAGAAACACAAGATATATTTGGTGACTTAGATTCAAGTCTTCCAGATGAATTGGGTTCTGTTGTCGGTGGTGATGGCAACAGTCCAATCTATCAAGATTACTTTGCTGTTAGTCAGACATTGGAAGCAGAAGCACGCGATGCTGTACCAGAACGTGGTGCAGAAGCATCAAGTCATGTCCGCCAATTTGAACAAGAAGAAATAGATGAAGCAGCCAAACACGGTGCGAATATAGCCAAGATAGGTTTGAATCCTCGTGGGTTATATGTGGAAGATGCAATGCCACCAAACAACGCACCGTTTACAGAAGATACAGATTTCCCTGATGGTCCAAAGCATGGTGATTATCATAGAATGACATATGCAGGACTTTCAAAAGATATCCCCGCCCGTCTTTATCGCTATTCAGAATCGAAAGGAAGATGGATATATTTGGAAACCGATTTGCGTGCACAATACAATCCAGCAAAACCAATTTTAAAAGAATTTATAACATCACCAAATGCAGTTGATGAAGATTCAATAACACAAGACCGTGAAAGAATCGGTGATGATTGTGAGGAAGATTAATGGCTACTACTATTTTAGATGATTATTATTACGATGAACAATTTCGTTCATACATAGTACAGTTCGCTGCCGTATTCGCTGGCATTAAAGTTATGATTGGTAAGAATGCAGATACCGAACCAAAGCTTATAACTGTACCAATTAAGAATGCAAGTTCCGATAGGGTGGTTGGTAGTATAATTGGTGAACAGACACAAAACAAACCCTTGCGTATACCAATGATGTCATTCCAGCTTTCTGGAATAGATCAAGCACCTGAACGTAGGAAGGGTATAGGTTTTGTTAAGCGAAATACTTATGTGCCAACAGGTGGAATTTTTCCTGATGATATGAAGGTTGTAGAACAACGCCAACCAGTACCATATAAAATGCAATTTGAATTGGCTATATGGACAAGCAACCAAGATCAACACTATCAGATAGTAGAACAAATATTAACTTTATTTGATCCTATCTTACAGTTACAAACATCAGACGAATTGTTTGATACTACAAGGATCACATCAATGGAACTAATTGATGTTCGCCTTGAAGAAAATGTACCACAAGGTGGTGACAGAAGATTGATACAAACAAGAATGGGATTTATAGTTGATTTATACCTATCTACCGCCGCTATGGTTCATAGCAACTACGTTAAGGACATATACGTAAGAATTGGCGCAATAGGTGCAGATACTACAAATTCCTATGATATTATATCAGATTTGGATGCACAGGGGGCTGAATATGAGAAAGTATTCACCACCGATGACATAGATGTAACCTAATAGGCTAAATTAGCTTGTTTTTGGGATATGGTATAAATACTAATAGCCACATATGTGGAAGGATTTTAAATGGTTAAGGAGAACTAACTATGGCAACTTTGGTAAGCGCAGGTGTAAGTGTAACGGTAACGGATGAAAGTTTTTTCATACCCGTATCTGCACCCACAGTACCTTTATTTTTTATTGCTACACAAGACGAGAAGTTACAATCTGATGGTTTAACACCAGCAGCAGGTACGTATGAACATGACGTTATTAGAACAGTCACAAGTCTTCAGCAAAGTACAGAACTTTATGGCGTTCCAAGCTTCTTAGAAGATGCTGGAAGCGGTGCCCCTCACCACGGTGATGCACGAAACGAATATGGTGTATTCGCATTAAATCAATATCTTGGTCTTGGTAACAAGGCTTATGTTATTCGTGCGAATGTAAATCTTAATGATGACTTGACAGATCTTCGTGATTTGTGGGATAAGAAAATTGCAGAAGCAAAGATTGTTCTTGAAAATCTTATCCAAAACTTCATCAATGAAAAAGACGCAATTGGTACTGGCTCACCAGCCATCCCAAATCCACCAGGCACAACATTAACAGTAACCGCAGCCGAATTGCAATCACTGGCAAATACAGCAACACAAGATTTATTTGATTCATTTTC